GCCAACACCTTTTCGGCGGTCTGACCCATGGCTTTCACCATGATCGTACCGTCTGGCCAGCCATAATAAATACCACGACTCGGCAGATGGCATTCTTCCCACGGAATGAGCTTTTCTTCAGGGGCCTGAAGAATACGTGTGAGCAATTCCTCATTGGTGGCACCCGGCCCAACTAGACCAGATAAATCACCAACAGCAGTGTAAATCTGGTTGATTTCTTCCTGAGTGGTAGAGTCCCCAGAAGAAGGCTTGGGCGATGGGGCAATCGGATCGAGATTAATTTCTTCTTCGTTGGCCATTTTGTTCGTCTTCCCATGCGGAATAGAATAGAAGTACCAGCGACTCTATATACATCGAAATCGCGAAGAAATGAAATTGCGTGTTAAACAAGATCAGGACGGTCTGGCTGTCCAACCTTTTCGCCAGTCAACCAAGAGGCACGCCGCCTCCGTCCAATGCCGGGCTCACGTACGGAGGTGGCTGTTGAGATGCTGCTGGCTGGAAGAAGATATCTTCCGCCCAATCATATGAAACAGTGACTTCGACGAGTTTCACATCACTGTTAGTATAGGTTAGATCACCACATCTAATTTGCGATGGCCAGCTACCATTCAATTTCCATCCATATGTTCTCTTACCAGTAGGCAAGAAGCATTCCAATTCAGTGGTTTGTTTATATTCTGTGGCTGGCTTTAATCCGTCCTTCGGCGTCCAAACAGATTCCCGCCAGCCTCTGATAATATCTATCAAGCCAACACTATCATACCATGTTAACTTGATATCTTCCCAAGTAATGCTCTTCGCATACTTGTATTCAAGACTTGATCCAACGTAATTCTCTTTGTTCGCGGTGAATGTCGGGGTTGTCGCTTCCTTTAATAGCACTAATGGCGGACTTTGTGCACCGATGCCGAAAATTGTTGGCAGAGACCACGTATATGTGTAATAATATTGAATTGTTGATGGAACTGGCTTGCCTAATGTTTGGACTTGAAATCCTGGCATATTACTGCTCTCTAGCTTTATAGCTTCGGCGCATTGAACTCTTTAGCTTTATTGTAACGTAGAGTTACTGTGATTTCTGCTATATTACTATCTGCATAGTCTAAATCAGAAGGAGAAACTTTCAGCGGCCAACATTCGTATAATTGATATTCCCAAATGCCTATACCGCTTCCATCGAGCATTTGTAGGTTGCCATATTTCAGATAGTCATCCAGTTCTCCATGTCTTGATTCAGTTAGGTTTATCATTGATCTAGCCCACCAGTCGTAAATTCGTCTGGCTGTTTCGTCTTCAGTCGGTGGGCCATCACCAGTTCCGGGAGCCTTTTCATAAAACGTGAAATCTATTGGATACCAGCGATTCTTCCCTGGCCGATATATTACATCTTGTCCATGATGAATTTCAATTTCTTCGATTTCTGGTGTCGGTCTCGTGCATTTATGAGCATAGAGCAATATACCGTTTTTTATGTCCCCAAATGGCTCGAGAAACTCTAATATCCATCGGTTCCGACGAGCATATTCCATGTTAGGATCAGGACCTTCATATACAGATTGACCCTTAAATCCTTCATTACATGGCTGCGTATTCGGAATTAAAAAGCCCGGCATAACATACCTACAAAAACGGGACCATTGATGCAATCGCAGGTCCCATTGAGAATCGTAACGTGTTATTAGGAAGCTTAGCTCCCTTGTGGGCAGTTCGGCGAAATCGGTTGCGGGCCTGGAGCCTGAAGGCACGTCCGGACCGCACGATCATATCGCATTGTGGTTTCGCAGGTCATCAGGTCCGTCGAAGTGTAATCGAGTTCCTGCCAGTTGATCGTTACTGGCCACGTACCAAACATTTGCCATTGTTCCGTGGTTTGTCCAGTACCGTCGAGCAGAATAAGCGAAGCGGTTCTCTTGTAGAATCGCGGGTGTGCTACCGCGATGCTTTGCATGTTCACCACGGTTTCTAACCAGTGGTAAATACCACGCGAAATATCGGGTGACTGTTCAACGTCGTACCACACCATGGTAACTGGGTCCCAGTTCTGCTTACCAGCAAACCATACCTGTTCTTGGTTATGGTGCATGTCCGTTTCTTCAAACTTGAAGCTTGGCCGGGACGCCGATTGTAGCACCAACAGTTCAGCTTGGGAGAAGGTGCTCGTACCGCGACCGAGGGTTTCGAAAACCCAACGGTGCTTACGCCGCACTTCAACCGTATTCGACGGTCCTTCGGCAGAATAACCACCGCCGAATGGTTGAACGTTAAATCCTGGCATCTTTTACTCCTACGTTCGATTTAGTCTTTCAATCGACCGTTAAATTATACGGCTGTTGCCGAAGTCACAATGCCGCCAGCAGCCAAGACCTCTTCAGCAGAGAAGCTCGCTCCTGTTCGGAGAACCACAAGGTTCAGCACGATAAATTCAACGGCTCGCGTTGGCTTCAGGAAGACCGAAACCCACAACTCGTTCCGGTCAATTCTTTCCGGCGTGTTGTTCGTTTCGTCCACGACGACATTGAAAGCCGTCAGACCACGACGAGCTTGGATGTCAGAAAGGAATGGGTCAACCGTCGCCTTGACCTGTCTCCAAAGAATTCTGTCGTTTGGCTCAAAGATGAAGTTTCTGAGCAAGCGAACCAAATTCTTCTTCACATAGATCAAGAGCATTCTGACGTTTACACGATTTAGAGCCGACTGAGATCTTTGGAGAGTTCTCTGACCCCAGACCGTGATTCCGTCTTGCGGGAACTTTACAATCGGGTTAACCGAATTGCCAGAACCGTATAGCAAGTCGCGTTCGCCCTGTGTCGGTGAGTATTCGACATCGAGTGCGGTGAGCAATCGACCACGGCGAAGACCGGCAGGAGCGAACCATTGCTCTGCTTCGCGAGCGGTTCGCGAGAAGACCGCCGAAATGTGTCCAGACGGCGGAATCCAAAGTTCATCGGCAGTGAACTGATCGAACACCCGAATCCAGCCCCAGTACAATGCACCGTAGCTGCTGTTGATCGCTGCTTGGAGATCAGAAAGGAGCATACCGTTGTGCCAATCGACAACTTGTTGCGGTCGGAGGCCGAACGGTGGGTCAACGATGTAAAGCACGTCACCACGGCTTTCGCACATTTGCAATGCCGTTCCGATGACAGCCCCAGTTGAGAATCCGGGTGTGAGCAACAGGTTGATATCCAGCGTTTCAGGATTCTGAAATGCGTAGATTCCAGAACTGATGGCGGGATTACCAATCACCGCAGCATCCAATTCGCTAGAAAATGCTGGATCGGTCGGAATACCGTTTTCCTGACCTTGGTATTCTTTCTCATTGAGTTGCGACGGCTGCCGCACTTCAAATGTTGAGAGATCATTGACGTTGTTGTTCAAGAACGCCGGACGTTCTTCCCAGTTCATGTAGGCGTTACCGTTGGTTCCGCCATATTCAGTTCCTGCATTGATGACGTTGGCGATGTACCGATCGATTCGTTTATCGAATGACAGGTCTTCAACAATATCAACAACTTGCTTGTTCGCGTCTTTGATGGTCAGCTTGTACCGACCAGCGGAGTCACCCAATCCTTCGGTGAACAGTTCCAAGGTGGCAGAGGCACCCTCGACCCATGTTCCGGGGCTAGGAGCGACCAGCCATCCTACGATATTCTGGAAGTAGGCTGTATCAGCCGCACAATCAGCACCAAATGGATCAGTTTCGCAGGACAATGGCGTTGCGGCGGTAACTTCGCCAGAATTTGGTAAGGTCAACCGATTGTCGTTGAAGCCACGGTAGGCCCGCTTGTACGGATATGGAATGTTCAATTCTTCCGCAAACCGCAATGTTTTGAGGTTAGAGAAGCTGGCCTGCATATGGAGTGTATCAAACTGATGCCCCGGTGATGTGACAATCACTACGTGGGTGTTGCCGCCCGGAACGGTCAATTCAAACGAATCCCAAATAACGTCGCCTGCGACGATACCAGCCAGATCAATGACATTCGCAATGGCAGCAGCAGTCTGGCCCAGACCAACAGGCACATTGAATTCGATGGTCTTTGTTGCGGATTGGCCAATAGCATTGATCTTGACGCGGTTATTTTGCGTGGTGATCGCATATAGGCCAGCATCGAGACCAAGCAAGTACGAGCGGGGAATATCCCATGCATATTGTTGACTTCCGACTTCCTGCGCCCACGCACTGGTAGTTATAATTTGAATGCGTTCGCCAGCGGTGGTCGTTCGCAATTGCGGGATAACGGTATCGCCGTCTTCCAGCGTGTATTCGACCATCAAGTAATCTTCACCACCAGCAACAATCACCGCATTGAACGCGGCAACAAAGTCGTCAACTGTGGTGTACGATGCAATCGGCATCTGGTAGACAGTCGCCGAACCACCTTCAACGGACACCGAGAACGAACGGTTATTTGGCTGCACCGTGAAAGTGAAGGTGTCGTTTTCGTCCAAAACGCCAGATGTGACGTTCACTCGAACCGACAAACCATCACCAATCGGAATCCATTCAGAGATTCCATCATCGTTGCCGTCTTCGAGCGTGCCTTCGGCAACAACCTCACCGTCACTATTTCGAATAACTTGGAATGCGGCACCTTGAACTGATGCAAATGCCGAAGCGTCGGGTGCCGACGCGATAATCATGACGTAAGAGTCATCGATCTCGCCGGTATAGGTCCCAAGGGTGTTGAGAGTGGCGTTAGTTGGACCGTGTGTGCCGGACACATCAACATCGTTGTATTCGATATTAGCTACGTCAGCGTTATGGAACGTTACGGGGCTATCCGCAGAAATTTGGCGAAGATTGATACGACCGTAATCAATGCCAGTGAAAAGAGGAATTCGTCCCCAGCCTTTCCCACGACCGCCAGAGGTGTCGATACAGATGTCAGATAGTTCATCTGGTTGCCCGTCTTCACATTCAACACCGACCCGCATAACGTAGCACTGATTACCTTCTTCCAAGAAGGCAAGCACTGCGTACATCAAATAACTTTCGGGGAACGGTTCGCCGAATGTTTCGAGGGCTTGTTGAGAATTGGATATAAACAACGGCTGATTCATTGCCCCTTTCTTGGCAGTACCAATGAATGCTGGCCGAAGTGGACCCACTGCCGTTGGCAACACGCTCAGATCGATTTCTCGCGGGAAAACGCCCGGACTTAAGTATACTGGCATCTGTCATACTCCATCTGTCGTTTATCGACTTTGACGTATTTTTTCTCGGAGCGTTCAGGAAGCTACTAATTCTTCAGCAACTTCGCTGTCATAGACGACTTTGATCATCCCACGCTTCTGTAGGTTTTCAATTTGATCCCGCCGCAGATGGCTCTTTGGGAGAAGCACATCTTTACCAGGATCGAGTCGCACTTGTTGTTCACTTGTGAAAAAGTCAGCACCGGGTGCACGAGCCTGAAGCGGTATCATTTGCCGCGAATTGTTGTAAATTCGCACAACATGTGATTTTTTCTTAGGTGCCATTAGGTTGTCTCCGTGTATGTCTTATGGGGCTACGATCTCACGTGCTTTGTTCGGATCTTGAATCGGTTCAAACCACTGATTACTGCTTGTTGAACTCCCAAGCCCTGCAAGTAGCACCTCACCTAATTTTTCCTTGAGTAAGGCTACTCTACCAAGCACGGTCGGAACAATCTTCTCCGGCAATGGCAACCAAGCTTCTGCCGTAGTTGATATTTCATAACGTACATTTGCATGCTGGTCAAATCCTGTTTCCTTATCACTCGCATCCGTACATCCACCATATCGTAGTTGCACGTTGCCCTCGATTTTCCCGTCGAACATCCTGAATTCAGCGAGAGGGTTGAAACGAGTCAATATCTGATATAGGATATATTCAGCGTCTCGCTTCCGTTCCGTCCAAATGATCAATTTATACTCAACCAAGAACGGGACAGGCCGAAAAATTTTAGCAGCCATATTGCCGCGACGACTCAGATAGCGAGCAGTCATAGCATGATATGCAGGGCTAAATTTCTCTGGATTGAATTCGTGACCTTCACGGCTGATCGCCGCCAAAGGCAATCGGGCACGCCCCTCCTTCAGATCATCAGCCCAGATCAGCAGGCTCTTATCACCACCGGCAACCTTTACACGCATAAAGCGGTATGAGTCTTTGGTCGGGACCCGAATCCCACACCAATATTGCTTCATAGCAGAATCAAGAGACCAAAATCCTGGCTGTAGAAATTCTTCGAGATGATTTGGATATGTCTGTAGGTCAGATCCGTCTAGCGGGGTTCGTCCGCTTTCAGCATGACTTAGTTGCCGTACAGCCGGTATCTCTTTTAAGCCAAACGGCAACGATTGCGTCGCCGAGCCTTTAACAGAGAAATCGTTATCAAAATTGTAAACCGGCATCTTATTCTCTCATGGTTGCGAGCAAGTTTGATGGGTTTTTTAACCCTTGCATCGTTATTCGCACTTTGTCGGATGTGCTATCAAGCTCCTCCTTATCAGCAAGCTGAATTTTTCCAATAAGCACAGCCGATATCGAGTCACCTCGAATAGATTTTCCGGTATATTGCAGCTTAAGACCAGGAACAGTTTCTGCGATCAATGCAGAGATCCCTGATGCAATCATATTCATAAAGCGATGGTTTGATACTCGAAATCCTTCGTCAGCCATCTGCAATTGTGATTTAGTCTTGTTCATAACGATTCCCTATATTGACCACCAGATTGAATCTGTTCTTCATCCGGCATATCAGCCTCGGGACGAACGGTGACATCGGCAGTGAGCAATTCTATCTGGCATGTGAAATATAACCAGATATATCTAAAATTACCACTGGGTGTCGCATTCAAGATGCGGTAATTTTTTGGGCTTATTGGCACAGCATTGAACGGCAATTGAATAACATCACCGGCTCTAAGCATACGCTCACCAAGCAAGTTATAAATCTGTCGGTGACTGAAGACAATTTCCGTTTTGTTGGTAGTATCGACACCCCAACGCTTCAATTCCATCTCGATCGGTTTGGGCTTAAAGAATCCCTTAGTCAGCATCGGTGCCCAATAGGTCGGGTCCGCATCTTCATCCCAAACCGTATCATAATCACTGTTCTCAGTACGAACATATACCTTAACCTCCGCCCCACTAACATTTATCATTTCGTCGGCTAATCGCCGAGCCAATTTGATGTCAGCAGATTCGGGATCATGTAATGCTATAGGAGTATGTCGTTGGTCAACATCAGAGCGAAAGCTTTCGTGTACTGAGTCGAAAGCCTCGTCGCCAACGCCTTGTGAAATTCCAAATCTATGAATCATACCGTGTCCTCTACGATATGTTTGTGATAAGGCAAGCCAACCGATTATACTGTTATTACCCACCAATTGTTATCGCGTATATCCACATTCAAATCAGGGTCTTCAGTTATTAATCTAGCGATTTCTTCTGGATTCATGTCTTCTCAGCCCATGGTGGTACCGGTGGTAATACACCGCCAGCAGCAGGAAATGACCCTTCTTCTTGATATGGGTCTTGCGGTGGTGGTTCAACGTCCATGAAATCTGGAGATGGGCAGTAGCCCATGCCTATTAAATCGCATCTATCGAATTCTGATTCCACAGGCAATTCAGATCCAGGAATATTACGCAATATATTATAATAATCAGGATACGGTACACATGGGCATGTTGGGTCTATTGGAGGCAGCACGAACCACTTCTGCCGCACGCCTTTGTTGAAATTGAATCCGATCTTAACAGATGAACCGGGAATAGCAGCCAACGCATCATCTAAATCGACTAATGCGTTTTTGCAGCCTTGTCTAGATGCCATGTATGCGGATAACGTTCGCGACGACAACGCGGATGAAGGTTCGCATCCCGGAACCAAAACTTTGTTGCTTCCGCGAATTTCTAATTGATATTGGTGTGTACCCGCACCCATGTGATCACCACATATGTGGACCTAATGGTTCACCTAATTCGATGGCTCGTTTGACGATTTCTTCTTTCATTTTTTCGCCTTCTTGAACCAGATCCGATCCATCATAATTAATCGAGCCACCATCTGGTGTCGGCATACCGGCTACTTTTCTTCTTGCACTACCAACAGCAATCTTAGCTTCTGCCAGCATCATATCATAACAGATAGCTCTGGCCTGTGGACTGCGAAAATGATTCACGACCGGAATGTACAACACAACAACCGGGAATGCACCTTTTGGAGTTGGGTATAATCGGATCAATTGATCTTTTGCCGACAATTGATCGTCTGTGACGTTGCTTGTGCCTTCTCCGATTACTTCCCAATGCCCTTCAGTCCCCAAAATCTTCTGGCTAAATTTGCGATATGACTGTAGTAAATGATAGTCAGACAGAACATTTTGGGCACCAGAAATGTTGCCAATATTGAATAAGAAACTTCCCGCACCAAAGACATCATCAATGCGGGTCGTTACTGGGTCCCAATTTACAGATTGAACCCAATATGCGTCTTGCGGTAGAGGATATGTCGATCTAAGTGGAGTAGTATAAAATACGCCGAGCTTTTGCTCTCTTGGGAAATATCCGGCGATAAAATCGCCCGATACCTTGAAAATTGTTTCCCATTGATCTTCGGCGATTTCAACTTCGGTTATTGGATGGCCCATCTTCGACAAGACGAATTTCTTCATAGGTTCGCTACGAACCTTGAGAACTGCCGGAAGATCCGCTGGGGCCAATATCGCCATCGTTATGCCTCGATTGCCTCAATAATGTAATCAAACCAGGGTCGTTATCTATTTCTATGTTTGGTCTTATAAGCCTGATGAGATTTATTACTTCATCGGGGGTCAATTCACGACCGTGAGAGGCAGCGATTTGACGAATATGTAATACGTCTTCTCGTGCCATTCGCATATTGACCTCTTATATCGGGAAATGATAACCACGATCCCCATACATCACACCAGAATATTCGAGGCGGAAAATGTTGAATGTGACGCCGCCCGGCAGAGTAGTTGTGATGGCTCCCTCCAATGCGGTCTTAAGGGCCTTGACCTCGTTCACAACAGTCGTCACTGGGACTGAATCCCAAGAATGTGCACTCGGACCATTTAGAACTTCACCAGCGTGAATTCTTTCGAGTTCTGGATATGGTTGAATATTTTGGGCACTAGAATTATAAAACCCAGTGATCTGTAATTGTGCTGGGGTTTCACCAAATTGTGGCTTCACAGCACAACCATGGACCAGCCCGCTGTTCCCTCCGCGATCGGTGCCTCCGAAAGAACGGTGCTGTCCACCACCGGGCTGAGCAATATTAATAGTGTCGGGTACGAGCGTTTCCAAGCCCTCGTAGGCGAGATGTGCGATTTTCTGCATATCTCGCACGTGAGCAAATCGCTTGTTCGGATTTGCAGGAATGATCTTAATATGGACGGTGAATGGAACCCATTTCATGGCGGTTGTCCTCCTAGCATATTTTTGCTAGATGGATCACTCTACTATAACTCCATCAATATCACGGAAATTGATTGGATATTGCCATTCCTCGTTGCGAGTCGTCACCTCGCCCTCTTTCCGGAAATCACCCATCTCAATGCGGAGATCGCTTTCATACACAAAAACGACGTGGGTGTCACCAGATAAGGAACGCCATCCAAAAATGTGAATCACTTCGATGATGTTTTCGCCTATACGCAATGCTGTGCGGCGGCGATAGAACGGCATCTGGCCTTTGCGATATTCTTGTGCTATTACGACTTTACCGGATTTATCCCGAAGCTGCAGTATCCAGAGACGTTTGTGATCGATCAATTCAGATGAATTGTCTAGCTCACTGGTACGTTGAGCAAACGTGACCCCATCTCGATACTTGACCGCCCATGTGAGCTTATAATCGTAGCCTTCGGTCGTAGCCGCTGGCGGTGTGGCTGGTGCCGATGGATCATCGAGCCATCGCGGTGCATTTGGTGCAGTAGACATTGAAATCCCCCGGTCTTATATACCGTTAGGACTTCAGCACGACCTTTGGTAATTCCGAGTAAGCTGATACTTCTTGCTTCGCAGCTTGTTCGCTGGCATATTCATCTTCGGTCAACATATACTCTGGGCCTACCCATAAGCAATGACCATCTTTCCCGCGACCATCGCATGAATGTCCTCCGAAGCAGTCTTCGAATTCCATTCCAACGAGCTTTCCGGGTTCATCAGTCATGACGATGACAGTACCGAGCATCGCCTTTGGCAGACGCCGGTGGATGCACCAGAATTTATCACCTTTATTGATTGAATCTGCTTGTGTCATGACATCCTCTTAGGTTTCGTCAAAGAGCCAAGTAAATGTTTCTTGTGCAGTCACGCCGGGCGATGCTGATGTTCCAACTTCGATCTGATAGACGAAAAAGTCACCGAAGTCGCCGGTTGACGGATTCGTGAGCGAGCCGGTAACAGCTTTCGGAGAACCGGATGTAAAGGTGAAGACGCTAACAGGCGTTGTCACTGTTGCATAGTTACCAGTGGTTAATTGGTTCCCCGTGTCACCGGCTGTTCCGGTTGCCTGCACATATGATGTGGCCGAATTACCAGAGCATGTAACGCCGGTACCAAAGTTGTTGGTACCATCGGTGTGCCAGCCAATATTGTCGATTGTGCCGGAAGGTGTAACCGTGGCATTCAATCGAGTGACTACCCAGAAGCTGTATTTAGTACCAGCAGCGGGAATTCTGATTGGGTTCGAGCTACCAGCGGCTGTTGCTTGGTGAGTGTCAGTCGCGTTTGCAACAGTGTTCGCGCTCTGAATAGCCGTCTTAGTTGGAGATCCCGAAGATCCCGTCCACCGGTATATTACAACTGTTGCGGGCATTTATTTATCTCCAATATTGCCTAAAATAGACATATTATCTTTGTATACGACACTGGCCCGGTGAGGTATCACCGGGCCAGTGTAGAACATCCGAGGGTGTTAAACGACTGATTACAGGTCAGCCGTCAGATCGCGAGCATCCTGGTGAAGATCACCAGTGAGGCCGGCTTCGGTGTGGGTGATGAACTTGTCGTGACCAACCTGGAATGCGAAGTCCACACTCGCCATATTGGTCTGAGCATTCGCAAACGACACCTGACTCTTGAGTCCGATGACGATTGGAAAACCACGACTGGCGTTGTGACGAGCTTCGCCCATGTATGGCGACATGTCCATCGTATTCGTGTCGCGAGATTTGACCTCGACGAGGATCTCTTCGGCAGGCACACTCATGACCAATGGCCGGAGTCGCTTGATCAAAGCGGCCACAGATTCATGTCTGTGCATTTGCCGGAAGGATCGAACTGTCCGGAACACCTTGATCTCGGTGTTAGCTGGTTGAGCAGCCATTGCACTATCCTCCTTATGGGACCAATTACCTGATTACCGAGGTTTCGGTTATCACAATCTATTTTTGCGTGAAGTTGGTCTAGTGCAATTAAGTGTTAAACGCTCTGCGAATACCCTAGCCTCGCTGAGCGGTAAAGGTAGTTGCCGTGCAACTTCCGTATTCACTTCGAAGTGATATTGAACCCGATCACAGGGCCGAAACTCTGATAAATCAGCCCAACCGGGGCTGGCGTTGGTTCTGGAGTCGGAACACTCTTCTCAACCGGAGCAGGAACCTGTGTAGGTGCAGGCACGGTTGTGGCTGGTGCGACTACTGTTGGTGCGGCTGGAAGAACGCATTGACCGCCGTTGCAATTCAGAATCCAAAGGCCTAAAATCCCAAAGCCGTCACGGACGACTACTCGCTTACGAATGACTGCTCGTGCTTCACAAAACGGCTGACAGCAAGATTGGCTCTGATTACAGCCACGATTTAACATCCCACAACCGTTACGGACGACCACTCGCTCGCGGCAGGAAAATCGACCGCCGAACAAGCCACCAAGACCACAGGCTTCTGCTGAATCGCTCACGAGCATCGTAGCGACCAACGCCAAAGCAAACAGACCGCACTTCATGAAATTTTTCCTCGAACAAAGTAAGGGGCCGACTTACCAAGTGTGCTCATGCGGATGGCCAACCCGCACACGGTTTACGACTTGGATTCCAATACCAAATCGTGATCTACCATCATCGCGACTAATTGCTCTAAACTCGTTTCAGGTTCCCATCCGAGTTGGGTCTTAGCTTTCGTCGCATCTCCACACAATACGTGGACTTCAGCCGGGCGAAACAACTTAGGATCGATCTCGACATATTTATTCCAATCGAGATCAACCCTAGCGAACGCGGCTGCAACAAAGTCTCGAACACTATGAGCAATTCCAGTAGCGATCACGTAATCATCAGGCACACCTTGTTGGAGCATCATCCACATAGCCCGAACATAGTCACCCGCAAATCCCCAATCACGCTTCGCTTCCAGATTACCAAGCATTAATTTTTCTTGTTTCTTCAGCTTGATTCTGGCAACAGCATTCGTGATCTTTCTGGTGACAAATTCTAAGCCACGTCGTGGGCTTTCATGATTGAATAATATTCCAGATGCAGCGAAAATATCGAAACTTTCTCGATAATTAACAGTCATCCAATGGCCATATAATTTGGAGACACCGTACGGGCTTCTTGGATAGTACGGCGTTTGTTCAGTTTGTGGCATCGCCTGAACTTTACCGAACATTTCACTCGAACTTGCCTGATAAAATTTAATCGGTTTTCCAGAATACCGCACTGCTTCTAGAAATCGAGTAACCCCTAAACCAGTCATCTCCGAAGTGGCAAGAGGACTCTTCCAGCTTTCCGGCACAAATGATTGAGATGCCAGATTATAAATTTCATCTGGTTGAACTTCGGAGACGAGCCGGATGAGCGATGATTGATCAAGAATATCAGCTTGATGTAATGTGACCAAATTGATAAATGGCTGAATTCGCTCAAAATTCGGTGAACTGATCCTCCGAACTAAACCGTGGACTTCATATCCCTTCGACAGTAACAATTCAGCCAGATACGACCCATCCTGCCCGGTAATACCGCTAATCAATGCTCGTTTCTGACATGACATTCGTTCATTCTCCAATGATTGTATCTACGTAGCTAACACATAACAAGCATATTTATTCGACAAAGCTATTGTATGAAACTCAGAACTATCGCAGAAGCAAAATCAGACGAACCAATCCGCGATTCCGCCAACGCGATCGGGGATCTCATACAATATATCAACACCAGCTTCGACCCCAAAAGTGCAGAGGCACAAGCGATGCAAGCATTCCTTCAAAAACCAACCGCCAGAGGATGGGAACAAACGAAGTGGGTTGTCGATAGTGCCATTAAACAGGCTGGGGCTGCACCAGAAACGGCATCCAGAGCCAAGGATTGGGCCTTCTTAAAGTCTCTCACATCGCCAACGGTATCAGCGTCCTTGTACGATGTTGACCCAAGAAAAGCCAAAGGAACGCCTCTCCAAAAGACTGCTCTGAGCAAACCGCTAAGAGACAAATTGAAAGTGTCGCTAGGACCAGAAGGATATATTAGCTCCCTCTCAAACCTTGGAGGAGAGGTAAATAATAGCCAAGCTAAACATTTACTTAAAGGCACAGCAAAAAACGGGAAAGGCTTAATCAAAGCCGCAGAAGAAGATCTCCCAAATGTCGATCCGACAAAGAAATTCTAGAAATTTTTCATATAAGCACCATCGACAACCTTCTCCCCCTTCAAATAAACCGTCTCCACAGAACCGGGAAGTTTCCGCAAATCAAACGGACTCCAATTACATCTAGTATACAATCCACGACTATCTGCGACTGATTTTGTCATATTCAATATTGTAATTGAAGCCTCGTAATCCGGCAAAATCCGACCGATTTTCCTGCCCGTAAATTGATTGATCCATTG